CTTGAAGCTGCGTCCACAATCGCCATTGCCACGACTTCTGTCCAGTCGTTTGCGGTAGCCGGATCAAGCACAATCTCGTGAGTATTGTCCACCACCCCACCAGATGAGAGATCCCAAGTAGGAGAAGACCCGCCATTGATGTTGACCTGCTTCCGAGCGTATCCGGTCCCGGCCTCCTCGGTGATACTGGTGGCCGCATCAGCAACTGTTGCGGTGCAAAGCGCAACATAGGTTGAGGGCTTGGAAAAGGCCACATTGCGGAACATCAGATTGAGCAAGTTATGGACGGCATAATCAGTGAACCCAGCGCCAGTGGAAGTGGCGTTGATCTGAACATAAATGGTGCCGTCCGCAATAGTTGGGGCATTGCCGGAAACCGGAGCAAAGCTGGAAGTGAAGGCCCCGTAGGCCAAGCAGTTGCCCGCCGCTCTGGTTCCTGAATCGTAAATTCCCCAATGGGTAATTGTGCCCCATGAGTCCGTCGCTGTGTCGAACGTAACGGCGCCTGTTTGCGTCACCTTGCGACTTGCGGCGGCGGCGAAGGTGATTGCCTTACGGGCGTATCCATTCGCCGTTAGAGGCTCAGAAAGCCCACTCCCCGCCTCACCGATGTCCGCTGTTGAAAGAGCCAAATAGACCGTTGCAACAGGGGAATAGGCGGCGTTGAAAACATGATCCAACAATTCGTCTTCTGCGTGATTGGTCAATGATCCCATGTCGTGTCTCCCTTAAATGCTTGAGATTGTTCTTGTAACTGTTAATGATTCGATGGTCGGGTCTATAATGATCCCAAGACCCGAAATCAACGCCGCCACCGATGGGGTGGTGGACTCCGCTAATATAGATGCTATTAAATACCGATGTAGAATATAGTCAACGTCTGGGGTTGCAGAATTGTTTACAATGCGGGCAATAAGTTTCCGCTGGTTTACCGCCGCAATATCCGGGGTTGAAGATGTACCGGAAATTGAAGCGGTGAAAAATACAAACCCGGCAAGCGATACCGCAATATCCGGGGTAAAAGATTCCCCAGAAATGGCCGCAGTGAAATAGCGTTTAAACCCACCAAAATCAGCGGTCGGAGTAACCGACTCTCCAAGAATTGAAGCCAACAGATTACGTTGTACCGTAGCGTCTGCGGCTGGTGTTTCAGAGTTTGCAGTGATATTTCCAATCAAATACCGCTTGAGTGCCGGGGTAATATCAGGAGTCGATGATGTTCCAGAAACAGAAGCCGTAAAATGAATTGCTTGCCCAACAATCGTCGCCGTAATATCTGGCGTGGACGATTCCCCACGAATATTAGCGGAGAAATATCGCCCCATGCTCCCAAGATCAATGTCAGGAGTTGACGATACCCCACCAATATTGGCGATGAGTTCCATGTCCGCTGCCATAGAGGCAGAAATATCAGGCGTTGAAGATATGCCGGAAATATTGGAGGTTAAATATAAATGGTATCCATATGCAATATCAGGCGTTGAAGATGTGCCAGAGATTGAAGCCTGGAATCCAATCGCCGCCCCTTCGTTTCTTATCCTGGTGCCACTCTCGGAAGTAATGGTAGTGCCACCCTCGGACTTGATAAACGGGTGCGGTCTCGTTGCAGAACTCCGCCAAGGTGGAATATTTGGAGTTTCTGATTCAGCTACAATATCCGCAACCAAATGACGGGCAAGAACGTAATGGATTTGCGGAGTAAGCGATGTCCCCGTAATAGAGGCAACAAAGGAAATTGTGTTTTCGGAAACGGTAATATCGGGGGTTGCAGAAACCCCGGCGATATTGGCAGTTAGGTAGCGATCAATCCCACTGCCAATATCCGGTGTACTTGATGTGGCTGCGATTGAGGCGGTAAGCTGGATCGTAACCTCACCCTCACTATGGATGGGAGTTCCGTCCTCAGATGTGATTATAGTTCCGCCTTCACTCCTGATATGAACAGCCATTATTCCAACCCCTCATAATAAAGGCGCATGGCAAACATCGCCGCAACGTACTCACAGAACCGCTTGAAATCACAAAGCGGGTTCATATCGCCGCCTTGTTTAATACCACTATCATAATCGGCACAGCGGTATTGATTTGCCCATCTGTCAGTGCATCCACATTCGCAGCAGCATCAACAAGTGGCCCAAAAGTATCCTCCATCACAAGCAGCTTGCAAAAATTGGCAATAGGGATAAGTCCGTTCACTACTTTTTTCGCTGTGGCTATAGCGTTGTCCCCATAGGTGCCTTCTTCGGCCGAAAGAATATCGGCGGCGTTGTAGTAAAGCACCATTTCCACCCGCGCCTGGAAATCTACGTCTGCCGCGATGCTTGCCCGTTTTGCTGATCCCATTATTATCTCCTCATTCCGGAGGTATCACCGGAGGGTCCGGCGGGTCCGGGACAAAAGGGTTTGGTGGAAACCTCAAATCCGCCGCCAGTTGTTGCCGGTAAAGACCGTCAAGGGCCAGCTGCCCCTCAAGTGCCAGCGCGCCCCCGGCCGCCACCCGCGCTTGGGCTGCGATGTAATCCGTTACCTGCGGTCCGGCCCAGCGCCTCAAATCCTGGTAATTATCCCGCCGCCAGGTCATCACATCATGGTCTGAGGCGGACTGCCGGGCAGTTGACAGCATCGTGGCGATGATCTCGTTTACCGCCGCGTCGTCGTCCCCGGCTTGCAAGGCATCATATATTCTCGCCGTACTGCTCATGCTATCTCCCCGACGCCATCCAGGTGTATTGGCCCGTTACCTGCTGCGTGGTACTGCTCAAATATTCCGTCCTGCTGACCGGCTCCAGGCTCTGGCTTTTCTGATCACCCCCACCCGCGATTTCATAGGCGTTGGTGCCGCTCATGGTCAGCCGGTAGCTGGTGATGTTGGCCCCCACCCACCCGGTATCGGCTGTTGAATAAATTCGGTCGGCGTATGTGGTATATCGTCGCCAGTATTCGCTTTTAATCGTATGCCAGGCTGCCGAATAATAAACATCGAAATTCACCGTCCTTGAGATCGAATACATTTGCTGCGGCTCACCGTAACAACAGTTATGGCTATAGGTGATTACAACCCGTTGGCACCCAGCCTCCACACTGCTGCATGTCACCGTGACGGCCGGAAAATCGTTTCTGCTGGTCGGCGTGTAGACAAATCCGGTCATGGTGCCGTCACCAACCACAGAGGCCGAGCTGATCTCCAATGCCATGAATCCGGTAAACTGGTAGCGATCTGTGGTGCCGGCCACAAGTTGGAGATTGGTGGGGCGGCAAATCAGCTTCTGATTTTGAGCTGAGTAGCTGGCGTTATAGACCGCGATACTCTCCGGCATAATCACCACACGCGGTTGCTCACGCCAATATCCTGGGATGGTGATCGTTTCCCCATGTGTGCCCACACCCACTTCAATCCGATTCAGCGTCCCATAGGGCCTGTGGGCGCCAGCACTATAATACATTTGTGTGACGTTGCCGGACTCGATCAAAACGTAGTCTTGACCGGTTTTGCCTCCGTCCGGGGCAACTTCGATCCTGCCCTGTGATCCGCCGGTGTTGGTAGAATCAAGGGTGATATTGTTATCACCCACCACCAGCTTGCCGCCCTCGCGGACGTAGGCGATGCCGTCCTCGCCGTCCAGCTCGATCTTTTTTGATTCTGTGCCGCCAAAGATGGCGTTGGCGTTGTTCAGGTCAATCAGGGTGCCGGTGTCGCCATCCAGGTTTTGGCTCTGCATCGTCCCGGCGCTGACCCCGGTGATGTCCGCGCTGATCGCCCCAAGGTTTTCGGCGTACATCTGCTCGGCCACCACCTCGCGCACGATCCGCAGTTCGTTGATCGTTCGCGTCTCGCTTTCCGGAACGTGAAAATAAAACCGCCCATACCGAGCTGTCCGGGCTTGCGGCAGCGGCAAATTATATGCGCCCCCACCGACCATCAACACGCCATAAGGTGTCTCGGTTCCGTAATCCACCATCCGTCCATCATCATCCAGCGCCTCGCTGGCATCCACACCACCATAATAATTCCATATTATCCCATCTTCGGACAAGCCAACATACCCCGACATATTATCCGGCGACCATACGATAACTCTGTCTATAATGTCCTGAATTTTATATGCGTACTGAATCCACTTGATTTCACCACCAGGCTCAGACGATGAATAGGTCATCGCAGCCGTCACCTTGTCGCCGTCATAGATTTTTGGCAACCGGGAGGCCGTGGCTGAAACCCGCGTCACCGTAAGCTCGGCCTCGCCTGTGTTTTCTGCTGCGTCTTCTGCGGTGATCGTAAAAACGGTTGTGCCCACCACCAGCTCGGCATCGGCGATCATCCAAGAACTGGTCCCACTGGCCGTGCCGCTATGTCCTTGATCATCCTCCCAGGTGACTTCCACCACACCCACATCGTCGGTGGCTGTCCCGGCGATGGTGATGGTCGGAGCGGTCCCGGCACTATAGGGGCTGGTATGGCTGGTGATCGTCACCACCGGGTCGGTAACGTCTAAGCTGGTTGGCACATAGCAAATGGTGATCGCCCGGTCGAAAAGACTGGTGGATAAACCGGCTGTCAAAAATGCGCTGGTGGGAACGCTTCCAATCGCAGTTGATGCAAAAAGAGTGTTTTCGGCAGCAGGGTAGTCCCTTCCGTAATAGACTTGATTGTTCTCGTCGCAGGACAAAACCAGAGACGGAACAAGAACGGTCCCGGATTCAAAAATTAGGCTCTTTCCTGCTGCTGGCGTTGTAATAGGCACAAAATTCCAGGCTTCGTATGCAACCTCACCGATCTCAGCATATCCTAAAAGCTCATATACGGAACTGCTATGATATTGATAAACCGCCACCCATGCCGCCAGCGGGTCCCATGTTGCCCCGGCGTAAAAATAGACCCCGGAGATCATACCGGCCTCGGTGGTTGTTTCGGGCACCCTAAAATAATGCCGGGGGGCATCTGTTATAGAAATATAGTCAGGGGTTGTGGTAGGAATCCCACTTGAATCCTCGTCATCATAACCGAGCAACACCCCGCCCGTTGGCCCAGCAAAATTGACGACGATAGTATCATCGTCATCGTTCCCCGCCGCGTCTGTAGCGGTTATCGTGATCGTGGTGGCCCCGGAAGATATTGGAACATCCAATGCCGTCCATTCTGTCGTGCCAAGAGCAGTCCCAGCCCCTCCGTGAGTCGTTTCCCACTCGACCAAAGAGATCCCGGAAACATCAGAGGCAACCCCAGCAACCGTTACGTTGTGCAGCCCCGTAGCTGTGTAAGGATCATCGGCCGGGGTAATTATCGCCACGGTCGGATCGGTTGTATCAGAAACCGCCCCACCAACCGAATACTCCAAAACAAAAGGCAATTCAAAGCTTACAGCCGACACATTTACATCCCCGACATCAATTTCGAGCAAAACACCACTTGCGAGTGATGTTGTGATATAATGCAGCGCGTTCGTGCCGGTGTTCTCCCGTGCCGTTTCGCAGGTTTCGGCCCCGACAGGATCAACCGCAAATCCGAAATACAGATCGTCGCCAGAGCTAAAGCCAAGATCGCCTCCAGGGGGCGCAGATATTGTGTATGCCGCAGTCCAATCGTCCGTTACACTTGGGTCTTCAATGGCCGCATAACCCAAGATGGATAAATTCCCGGCGCCAACCGCATCTTTATAAGCAACAACCCATGTGGCGTTTGAATCCCACGTATCGGCCACATAAAAACGCACCGATCTGGCGGTCCCGTCTTCGGTCGCAGTCCACTTTCTAAGATAGGTGCGATCATCGGCAAGGTATGTTTCTATACTCGGATTAGATGTTGGTTCCCCGCTGCTGGTATAATACCCAACATATTCATATCCTGTTGATGTCGTACCCTGAAATGGGATCGCCCCCAGGTCCGTGTCGTTTTCTACCGTGTCAACATCAATCGCAAGCGGCGGGCCTACGTCATAGGTGCTTGTATCCGCGATTTTGAGGTTGTACGGACTTCCCAGAGGCGTTGCGGCCCCAACAGCGGAGCAAATTTCAAGCGGTTGCAAAACATCAATATCTATTGGTGCGGTCAGAGATTGAAACCCGGCGATTTGGGTCCAATTCCCATCGGTTTGAACATCATTGTCACCAGCCCAATTCGACGGCTGGCTGTGCCAAGAGTTATAATCAATCACCAAGCCGGATTTTGTGGCGATCCATGTATAGTTATCGCGCACATCGACAGAGGTTGAGTCTGACGGGCATAGACTGATGTTGTTCTTAAACTCTATTCCTGAGAGCGTGTTACTTCCGATCTCAGATGATATGCTGTAGTTTCTTAAATTGGCGATGGCTGTATTATTATAAAATTTGTTTCCGGTAGAGCTTGCGTTTTCGGTGTAAGCAGAGCCGAAGGTGAAGCCCGTTGCATGACCGACAACAATATTATTATAAACTGTGTTGTAATTAACCACATTCGAAAGGGGCGTTGTTCTAACTTCTGAATTAACCGTAATCCCACTGGCGTTCCAACCGCGGCCCTCTTCGGTGCCAGCGCTTATCACAACACTGGGGCCAGCACCTATAGCGATATTTCTTCTGGCTATATTATATTCGGTTGAGTTAAAATAGATTGAAACGCGGCGATTATTCCAAATAAGGTTATCCTCCACTGTAACGTGGCCGCAATGATCGGCAACTGAAAGCTGCACGACTCTTGTGGAAGATATGCCCTCGCCGTAACCCTCGTGAACGTAGTTTCTCCTGACTGTAGCGTTTGCGTATGGGCTGTTAACGAAACTAATCCCAGCCCCCCAATTCCCGCCAACAGTAGGAACCCTGTGATTGTGGTGGTAAACCTCGCAATCCTCAACAGTCACATAGGCATATGCGACTTTGTTGCAATAAATACCAGACCCCCAAGATCCGTTGATATATACGTTCGAGATCGTGATATTGTGTGGGGAGTCTGCTGTGTAATTCCCAGTGAGATACACACCTACATCACCGGAACGATATACCTCAATATTTTCTATCGTAATATAACCGTACTCGCCGGAAATATGTATTAAGCCTTGGTAAGAGTCGTTTGCCGGGATAGTATAGTTGCTTCCGCTGATAATCGGACGGCCATCTCCATTGACACCATGAACCGCTGCCGCTGGTGACCCACCGTCTGAATAATAAGCTCCGATTACAGCTGGGTTGGCCTCGGTGCCGCTCCATTGTATGCGTAGACGGTCTGGCGCAGTAAAAGTGGTTCCGCATAAAAAGTAGACACAATCCGATTCAGACATGCTCGGCAGGTTTGCCCAGGAATCGAGCGGGTCGGCGAAGGTTCCGGCTCCGCCGCTGGTGCCGTCATCGGGGTCTATGTAATAATTCGTCATATCGTCAAGTCGCCTCCGGCCATACGTGGCCGTCGCTATCGGTAATCGTGATGGAGTATGCCAGCTCCTCTAAAACGTCCTCGCTGGAGAGCCTGATGGGTTCCTCGCTGGTGATCTGGCTCGGCACCCCGGCTCCGAAATCATCATAGGGCAGCACCCGCCCGTAATAGGTGTCCCCAGGGTCCAAAACCCACGTGTGCCAGACCTTTTCTTTTGGCCCCACCGTCGCCGCGATGGCCGATGCCTCCATATTGGTGACATCGCTCTGGGTCTTGGAAACATATAAGGTAAAGCTCGACAGGTCTGCATCAGAAGGGGAGATGGCCCGCCAATCCCATTTTAACCCCCGCGTCATGGCTGTGACGGTAGGGGTGCCGGAACTCATATCCGGGGCCGGATTAGTGGCGGCCAAGGTTGCCAGGTCGCCGGGGTCGGAGCTTGAAAGCGTTCCGAAAACGTCATAGACATAGACGTAGAAGGTGAGCGCCCGCAACGGCCCGCCGCCGGTGTCCTCGTAATTCATGGAATATGTGTATTCGTAGTGGGTATTATTGATCCCCTCCACATATTCCTCGCGTAAAACAGCGCTGGTAGAGGTATTGGCGACAACTATCTTATATCCCCGCGCCCGGCTGTGGGTCGTAGCGGTCCACTCAATATTGCAGTCCCGGCCAGTCCAAGACGTTCCACCACCAAGCACCTGAAGGCCCGCGACGTTGACCCCTACCCACGAATCGACACTGGCCGTGTAATCGTCATAAGTATCCCAAGCACTCACCCCGCCCTGCGCCGATACCGACCGAACGCGGAAATCATAAATCGCCCCCAAGTCCACCGGAAAAAACGCAGCACGTTGGTCGGCTGGGATGTCCGCGATACGCCGCCACGGTCCCTGACTCTCGGTCCCATCTTCGGGGGCATAAGTATATTCGGCCTGAAAATAGTAAACGGGTGGCTGAAACAGGCTCGGCGGCGACACGCTCCAATAAACGACCACCTCAAGCCGCCCCGCTGGCCCGTGACTCTCGTCCAAGCTGTGCTGCGTGGATACCGATATAATGCTGGGCGCTGGCGGCGATACCCGGTTAAGCTCGGGCGGCAGCGTGACGTTGGGATCATAGGCGGGGATCTCTCCGGTATCCGCATCGTGAATATCCGGGGCGGCGTCCAGCAATTCCAAGGTAGCCGTCAGGTCCGCCCCCGGCCGGATCGACTTGATGATGCAGTCGAAACTCTCCTCGCCGCTTTCACCGAATAAAATTAAATCGCCGACTTCCGGCACGCTCTCGGCTGCAATTGGGGATGAAAAAGTCAAGGTTGTATTTTCCCCCGCCACAGTATTGACCGTGGATGTAACCTCAACCCCTGTCTTTTTGCGGATCTGCACCCCGTAAGTGGTCCCGGCCGCCATGGTCACAGCATCGTCAATAGTGATAGCCGTGGCCTGACTGCTGCCGTTTAGCGTGACCGTCTTGACGCGCGCCCGCCCGAGGGCCGCCAAGATTGAGTCGTGTTGCAGGCGCACCAAGTCGCCCCTGGTGGTGACAAGATGCTCGGGGTCCATGCTGGCGGTGTATTTCCAGGGCCGCAGGATGGCTTGCGCTATGTGATAACGACCGATCTTCCATGCCAGGTCGGGGTCTACGATATCGTCAATTCTGAGGGTTTCAAACTTCGTCGCGTTGGCGCTGGTGTACCCATCGGCATAGACAAACAGCTCATCCTCGGCGTAACCCTCCAAGTCCTCGGAGTGAAACTGCACCCGCAAGCAGTGGGGCAAATCGACAAAGGTGCGCTCGGCCGAAAACCCCCATGAGTTGCGCGGCGTGATGTGCTGGCGTGGCGTGGTCTGTTCTATGTCCTCAACCACGGAAAACTTCATATCGCGGATGCCGTAGGAGGCCCGACCGGCAGCAGCGATCCGCTTTATCAAAGCAAAAGGGGTGGTTTCGTAGTCCACCACCATGTCCACGGTCCAGCCCGCCGTGTCCATCCTGGCAGCCCAGGCAGCAATAGTGGTAAGGTCCAGCCTACTATCGGCCACGGCCAATCTATTCGCTACCCCGCGCAAAACCTCACAGTAAGCCCAAGCCGCATTTCGCGTGGCCGTGACCGCACTCCAAGTACTGGTCCCGGTGTTGTAAATGGGCAGCTTGCGGGTCGCTACCACGTTGTATTGGTCAATAACCCCATTTAGCTGCCCGCTGGCCCTGATCCGCATCGCCACATAGGTGCAAGTGTCCAGCTCCACCGCCGCCTTGTGAGTGACGGTCCTGAGCGCCGTCCAATAGGTGGTGTCGTAGTGCTTGTTGCTTTCGCTGTCACCGTCATCGGTCAGGCGCGTAACCCGGACATCGTACTGACCATTTGTAACCGTAACCCGAAATGTCTTTGTGAACGGCCGAGTTATCTTGGCCCTGGCGTTGGTGTCGCTGATGCTCGTCCAATCGTCCTCGCCGGTCAGACTATATTCGATGGTGAAGTTGTTATAAAGCCGCGCCGGATTGCCATCGTTAGTCAAATAGTACAGCCCAATTGGCCAATAAATATCCACCTGGATCTCGTCGCAATCTTCCTGGGTGGTTTCGGTATGAGCCGCATCTTTTAAAAGTTCGATGGACAAGGTTTCGGTGTAAACGGTAGATGGGAAAAGCCCGTTGCCCGCCGTCAATGGCGCGGCCGGGGTATAGACTTGCGTTTCAACGTCATCATAGCTGGCGATGGCCGTGGCACCGATCTTGTGGTCAGTTAAATCGTAGTAGCCATAACCTATGAGAAAGAGCAGCCGCATGTATTGCTCATCGCCAATATATTCGGCGTAAGGTGCTGCGGCATATTGTGGATATATCAACCGCTTTCCGAAGACTTGCGGAACCGGCCCGTATGGAACAAAAGTGTTTCGGGTGCCGGTAATTGAGTTGCCCCTACTGGTGGTAATAGCCTTGTTTTGGTTGTCCTCGGCCGATGGTGGAATTAAAGCATTGACTGCAAGGGAACCCAATACACCAAGAGCGCCCCCAAGATACGGGGCCGCAGCAAAACCAAGACCACCAACCCAGATTGAAGCAGCGATAACGCCGATCATCAAGACGGCCCGCATAACGTCTTTGCCGCCGCCATCACCACCGCCCGCAGGAATAGCCCTTACAGTCATCAGGTGGCCGGATTTTGGACGAACCCTGCTCCACCATTCAGGCAGCACTTCAACGCCGTCAATCTCAATCCGAGCATCTACAAGATGGCCGCTTAAAATATCAACCATGCCGTTTGCGATCAAGATTTCCGCAACCGTCCCACCAGCATCTATTTGTCGCACCACCTGAATGTCCGAAAACGGGCGCGGACAAGCGACAAGTTGGAGGGATTTCTCAGTATTAGAATCTGGCATAGCGATAGAAACCAACTATTTTGCTTTCAGGCCATGTAAGAGTATAAAGCTGCTCAATAACCGATGATCCAAGCCGCCTCATGGTATGCAAAAAATGAAAATCTTCTGAAACAATTCTCCCTACATGCCACGGTAAACCCTTGACCAGCAGTACCACCATCGCACCTACTTCTGGGTTTGGGACTTTGATAAAATCAAGCCTACTTAAATCACTCACAATATGTGCAGTTCTCTCGTAGTTTGCGTCCTCGTATTGATCCAGATAACTCGGCATCAAAACCCCATCATGCTCAAGCGCAACAAGCCTACATAAGCCGTAGCAATCAGCACCAGTTCTATCCCTTCCCTTATTTTTAAAGGGGATGTTAACATAATCTGCGACCCAGGCGGGGATCATCAGAATCCCCCCGGAAAGTTTGCTGGTGTAATGCTGTCCTTCGGATATATTGCGTTGAGCATATCCTCCGCCGCCAAAATAGCGGAGATAGATGTTGCTGATATAGAAATACTCTGCATTGAAAACACCATCGGCCCCGCTTCAATCACGTTGGGGGTGCTGGCCAATACCACGGATAAAGTCGCTGTAGGTGCGCTATCCAAAGCCCTGATAGAAGCCGTAAGCTCACGGGCGCAGTTATCAATGGTCAGCCTCACCTGTGGTAGTTCTTCCGGGTCATCTTGCGGAAAGTCGATCATAAACGGAAATGGGGTATATTCATTCCCACCGCTGGTAATTGCTGTTTGATTATTGACCACACGAATCGGAGTTTCCAAATCCTCATGGTCGAGCTGCAAGATAAAAAGAAAGACCTCACTGGTTTGTTGCGCGTAAGCAGCAGCACGAAAAGTGGCAGATACTGTTCTACTCATGGTAGGATCTCAAATTGATAGCCAACTCTCCAAATCCCAGGACTAAGAGCGGTGTAAGTTGGCATTTTAAAAAACCTTGCGTAAACTGTAGATCCTGAACGCGGATGTGGCATATCGAACTGATCCGCACCGTATGAGGTAGTAGTCACGACGAATGTTTCCAAATAACCAAGCTCAGTCGCATTCAATATTTGTGCAGCCTGAACAATCCTTGGGGCTGATGTTTGCCGCCTTCTTACTTTCGGTGGTCCAACTTCCATTGTTTGACGAATCAAGTTATCCGGTGGGGATTCTTGATAGCCATCAACCAAAAAGTCTTGAGGGAGTGTACCGGGCCAGGTTGCCATTTTATGCTATCCCTCGCGCTGAAAGTCCAAACCGACTACCGATAGCTTGTCCCACCGGACCCATGCGCCGGATGTCGTTGCCGATTGTAACCATGATCTGCCGCATCCCATCGCCGGTCTGAGTTTCATTTATTGTAGCTGGTTGGTTGCTATGGTTGTTAACTATCACCTGAACATTACTTCCACCAGAAGATCCTCCTCCTCTATTCCCAGATAAAGGAGTAATCAATTCATCCCCATCCTCACCAAAAACATGTGTTCTGCCGGTTCTAAGTCCTCTTCCAACTATCGGCTCTGTAATTATCCCACCGTTGGCGTGCCAATTAGGACTACCTGGAAGAACCCCTCGTGTACCGGCTCCCCTATAACCGTCAGAAGAACTAAACAGCATACTCAAACCAGTACCGGCTAATTGAGCGAGTGGTCCTGTAATGTTCTGCCTGACCATCAATCTTGCCATATCTTCTGCGATAGATCTGAAGAAATCCGCAGCTTCAAGTTTGCCCGTCATAAAAAAGTTTACCATTGTGTCTTCAAGGCTCTTGAAAGCATTTACCCCGATCTCTTTGATCTGTGTAAAAGTATCTTTGATGCTATCCCCATACTCATCAGCACCTTGTTTAAGAGCAAGAATCCAATTTCCACTTACATAATCTTCATCTGCCTGACCCATTACGGTCATTAAGGTTTGGAGTCTTTGAGAAGCCTCATACAAGGCCTTTACTCTTGTTTCAGCCTCTTTTAAACCGTTCAGCCTTTCTCTATCCGGGTCTTCTTTATATGGACCATAAGAAGAAGCAAGGGCATTCCAATAATCATCATTCATCTTACGGATTCGATCAAGTTCCTTTTGTCTCTCATCCGCAAGTTTTTTCAACCGTTTGAGTTCTTTTTCTCTTAATTTTTCAGCTTTAGCCTGACTTTCAACAGCGGCCATGTAAGAAGAACCAACCCGACCTTTAGCCTCCTTCATCCCAAAAAATCTGTCTCTATCTGGATCGGACTTAGAGTCTGCATTGTAAATATTATCAAGAGTGATTTTCAAAGTCTCCAACCTACTTTGAAGACTTTTCAGTTCTTCCTCATCAGATCTAAAATGAAATGGACTTTTTAACCTCTGTTGGATTTTCTCAATTTGCCATTCAAGTCCAAAAAGCCCATGAATCTGTTTTTCTATTTCACCAGTAAAGTTCTTTAATTCTGGATTTGTTTCTTCAAGTTCCTTTTGAAATTCTTTAATCCTCTGCACAAGATCATAAATAGCCCCAGCAAAAGCACCGAGTGCTGGATTTCCAACTAACATACCAATAGCACCACCAGATAAAACCCTTTGAAAAAAATCAAACGGCCCGTCTGGGAGTTCATTTAGCGTTTTTATGACATCCCCTAACTCCCTAAACGCCCACCGAATATTATCTATTGCCTTAACTATATTTTGTTGAATTACATCTTCATTTGCAAAATACCATTCCCGTACAGCTATATTTACGTCTTGAATCGCCCTGGCAAACTCCCTCATTACCTCACTGCTTGCTATAGAAGAACCAATATCATAAATTAAATTAGAAAGTCTATTCAACTCAGATTGGGCCATTTTAGCAGCAGCAGGAACGTCCTTACCAAGCATATTCATAACTTCAGCAGAAAAAGCCGGGATAAACTCATCTGCCATCAACTTACCTTCAGCCATGAAATCCGACAATTCAGCAGTTGTCATTTTCATAGCTCTGGCTGCAATTTGAAAAGCACCAGGAAGCCGCTCACCTAATTGCCCCCGGAGTTCTTCAGACTGCACAGTCCCTTTTGAAATCATCTGTTGAATGGCATATACGGCACCGGAAATGGTATCAGCAGGAAGCTGAAGAACCGTTCCCATCGTACCTAAAGCAGTAAAAACATCTCTAACATCTTTTCCAGCTAAAGCAGTACCTTGTGCAGCAGCAGTAAGAAGCCTAAAGTCCAGAATTTGAGCGGTATAAACCAAACCAAGTCTTTCTGATTCAGTTCTTACATAACTTATATCTTCAGCAGCTTCTTTATAAGTCCCAATAACAGCCTTCATAGAAACATCAATTTGCTGATTAAGCAAACCAATTTCCAATAAGGAACGTCCAACTCTTTGAAGTGCGTAGGCAGACAGAAAACCAGTGATGGCATTCCCAAGAGAACGTGCTCTCTTATCCAAATTAAGCATAGATTGTTCTGCGGATTTTGCCCCCTTTTGAAATCCAGTGACATCCAATCCGAGAAAAACCTTTAAATCGCCTACAGCATGGCCAAGACTCATTTTTTCGCTTTCTTTCGGGCTTCCACTTCTGCCATTAACTTAAACATTTCTGCCGCTTCATTCGGACTTTGTGCTACTGTTTTGGGCTTACTTTTTTGTAGGGGTTCCTCGTCCCGTCTATTTATTATATTGGAATAAGCAATCCATTCTCTTAATTGAAGAGGGGTAAGGATCTGCATTAAAAAATCAGGATGAGGAACCCCCAGCTCTTTGGCCAGTGAGAAAAGAAACATCTTCACTGGCCGGTTTTTTAGTTTTTTTCCGTGGCCTCTATTTCTTCATCGGTCATTCCATTAAGATCTTGTGCTTTTTTCGCCAATGGCCGAAGTATTTTCGCAGGTAAAGAACTTAACATCAAGAAATCTTGTGGACTATCAGGATCAAAAAGCAAAGTGCCTTTTTCATCACAAAGTGTTCTCAGAAGAAATCTGGTTCTGAAATCAGCGGTGATGACATTCCCTTTTTCATCCAAACGGCTCAAATCAAAAGCATCCACTTCCGCTAAAGACATTTCCTTCAAATAACATTCATGTTCGGTATTAGGAACTTTCACTTTAATGATCTTCAGTTTGTTTGTATTCTTGACATCGGAAAAGAGTTGCTTGGTTAACAACATCTTGCTCACCTTCTACTTTCTCCAAGAGATTTAAAATTAGGAAGACAGGGACGGAGCGCCCGTAATCTTAATGGTCATTGCACAAGTAATCTTATCCTTCGTCGGGATGGTAAGCGGTAGAGCAGTAACATATCCCTGAAAGGTAAGAGTGGTCGCGCCAGTATCAGATAAAACAATTTGGTAATAACACGCTGTAGAAGCCTCAAAATCAGCAAGCATATCAACGTAAGTATCACGCTGAAAGTTCATGTCGATATTAAGACTACCGGCATCCCGCAACCCTGTAATGAACTCAGCATAACCACCAGTAGAATCAAGGGTGGTTACATCATAGGTTTCCCGACTCATGCCATCCCAAGAAATACTATTGACCTCCCCAATAGACGCATAAGTTGTTACGCTTGAATCATGTTCGGTGCCTCTCTTGAAAAGAGTACCAATTCCAGCAACAGCAGCAGTTGTCATTTGATTTACCTCCTTATCCTCTGGTCACTATGAAATTCAATGAGAATGAATACCTGCCTTGATAGTCCTCCCCCAATGGAAGAATGTCTGTGGAAGCAATGAAGGAAAGATACTTTGCCCCATTGCAAGAAACATTCTTCTTTAATCTGAGAAAATCGAAAATCGTTTCAGCCGTAGCGTATGGCGTTGCATAATCCCCTTTTGTTCCCCTAACAAGAACTTGAAAGCCGGGGTAAAAGAGGTCGTATGATTCCGGTTCGAATCCAGTAGTTCCCAGAAGACAAATAAGCTCATCAGGACTTTCAGGAAGTGAATGTAAAAAGAGATCCGTCCCCAAAGTATAGGATAACCCGGAACTGGAATCCAAGATCATGTCTTTTACGTCTTCGGGAACAGGATTCATTTTGAAGCATAATTCCTTATGATTTGAACAATTTTTCTCTGGCTATTTCTCAGTGGTTTTTCAAGAAACTTATATTCCCCTACTCTTGCCCACTTCCCATCGGGGTATCTATACCCCGACGGCGAGAACCCACCTGTTTTGCCCGACCTTGGATTTTCATGCACATATAAGGCGTAAGCTGCATGGTAGCCAAATTCAACGTAAGAATAGCGTTTCCCAATGAAGGGGGGCTTTACATAAGAACTATTTTTCAAAAACCCTGTAGCTACCGGAACAATCTTTATGGACTCCTTCATCACGTGCCATGCTGCGCGAGTAAGACCTGTGGTGGACTTACCTTGAATCCTTTTAAGTTCCTTGTGAAGATTCTGCATTACGGTATCAATGCCCTGAATCCCCGTAGCTGTTTTTCTTACAGCCATGCTTTCCTCAAGTATTCATCGGCACTGATTGAAGGAACCTTTTTAAAATCCCGAATCCTTAAAGCCCCAGATTGATCGTCAGGAGTAACAGAAGAACTATCCAAAGCAGTCAGTCTTCCTAACCAAAGGTAGCCATTTACGTCTACATCCTGATCCAACCAGACCACCGCTTGACTTCTTTCTTCGTGGCCTTCAAAGGATATGAATAATTCAGTCTTTTGTTCCCACCTACATTCTATTTCTACGGGCGCAGCGAAGGTAAAGCCGCCTCTCCCATTCGGAACCGGACTGCCCCAATACACCGCGTACTGATTAAGCCCGAAGTCCATTAACTTGCACTCCATGTACCATCATGGGTTCTGTCAGAACTATTGATGTTTTGGATAACGATCTTTCTTTTTCCCTGTCTGCTCAGAACCCCACTGGTATCTAACATGATCGCCATTCTGCCGTAATAAGTGGTATGCAATCCCTCAGATTCCGGTCTAACCCAAGGAACATTATATTGTTCTTGAGCATCCCCAATCCTTTTTTCCTTTAACCGAGGATCAGCAATGCAGACAAAGTGGGCAGCAGCCCAAAGTTCAATCTGCTTTAGGTAGGCTTCTGTAAATCCCTCTCCTGATAAAACCGCATTCACAAAAAAGTTGGCAGCAATGATAAACGGATTGAGAGAATCAAAAGTGGTCGTAATAATCTGCCTTACTTCTGTTTCGCTAACTCTAACGGCCATTTGAACCTCCCGTATAGTGCCAAAGTTTTGGAGAAACAAAAGCAGGTGCTTCTGAGTTCCAAGTCAGTCCAATCTCAGAAACAACCTTTTCCATGGCGCTAAAATCACCATTTACCATTTCTGACGGCCAAATCTCTCTAACCCAAAGCCCGGCAGCTTTCATATCTTCAAAACACTTTTCATGGTGATCCACCCAACCAGCCCAACCATCGGCCGTTCTATAGGCATCCATGAAATAGGTTTTCAAGCAAGAGCTTATGATGTCTTCTTTTCTTCTTCTTACAAGTATCCATTTAGCCTTTGGAAACGCCTTAGCCCAAAAAGGCCAAAGGAGGCACATCTTAGCTCCCTTGTAATACCAAGGGCCATACTCGTAACCATGATCTCTCATCACATTGTAGACCTGTGTTCTCAACCATTCTGCCGCAGCTTCTACAATTCTTACTTTTGAAAGATCAGGAAGTGGTTTTTGCCCTTTCGGATCGCATTTCATCCTACGAAGAAAGGGCTTTATCACACCGTCCCTAATAGCTGTATTTTCAAATTGACCCTTGGCATTATAAACTGTTGGACCCTGAACCTTCCCTCCAAAAGCCCCACATCTATCAATGATCCCCGCTGTCATTGAGGTTCCAGACCTCGCGCAGCCTGTTATAAGAATCGGTGGGATCATCTTGCCAGCCCTATAGACCAATCCATCCCATACGTTGCTTCATGCACTGTTTTCCAACCATGAGAATGAAAGAAGCGTCTGAAATGTTTTCTACCTAATTCTAAAACATGAGAGGAAGCGCCACCCCGCCATTTCTTCCCTTCCTCCTTAATAGGCATTTCAAGATAAATCCCCTTCCTACAATTCCTTTCAAGAAATCCCATCAAATCTATTGCTTCTTCGTTTGATAAATGCTCTATAGTGTGGGCAGAAACAAAAATCTCAAATTTGAAATCCGGCAATTGCCAAAAACTACAAGTCAGCTTTGTTGGGAAATATCTTTTGTCATTGCAAGCTGAAAAATCAACGGCATAATGACAAATGTCATATCCATCCCAAGAAACAATATCATCATACTTTGGAAGAATCTCAGCAGCCAACTCCCCCCTATAGCATCCCAACTCTACAACTCTTACAGGAAACTCAGCAGAGAGTTTTCCAAGGAATTTATTTATCCACTTCTGATGATAAAAAACTCTGTTTTCCTCTAATGCAACATACCAGGAATTATTTAAACGGACCAACTCTTGAAAGGAATAATCCCCATTCAAATAATGATCCCTATAGAAATCCCAATTCCTATCTTTTAGGGTCTTCTCTATGGTTTCTTGAACTAAACCCAAGGACGTTCCCCATCTTTCATCTTCCTGAGTGGTTTGGCCGGATTGCCTACATAAATCCATCCCGGCTCAAGAATAGACTTTGTTACCACCGATCCCATCCCAATAAAAGTCCTGTCTGCAATGGTCAAGTGGTCTCGGATAATTGTATTTCCAGAAATATAGCAATCATCCCCAATATGCACCGAGCCATAAACCGTAGCTGTATCAGTGAGAATATTTCTTTTTCCAATTATGCAATTATGTCCCACCAAAACACCATGACCTATTTTACAGTTCTCTCCTATTATGGTAGAGTCCAAAGTAGCTCTTGCTATGGAAGAAAGCGGCCCTATTTCAACACCCGCTTTTATTACTACATTACCAGAATGAAACATTGAAATTATTCTATCACCCTTTGTAGCATACCGCATCCCAGGATTTCCAATAAGAGCATGGGGGGATATTTTTGAAAATTCGCTTATTTCATGTGGAGCATGACCAACTTCTTCCATTACTTGATTATGGTATTCAAAGAAGTCCCAAACTGGATTGTCTGATGGAATCCACCTGATGTGATTCCGTATCGGAGCCTGAAGACTGCTCAAGTAGATTACTTCTAACAACCTTCCAGAAACAGCGGCTTTATCAACATATTCCTGAGTTGTGGCAAAAGTAACGCAATGATGCCTTGGAAAAGATAAAGAACACGTTGCGGGGTAACTCGGTTTCATATTTCCCCCGCATGAGCTTTTTCAAACACTTCCACAAAAGAGTGGGGAGGTAAAGAATAATCAGATAGAACATCCTTCACCCATTTTTCTTCACACTCTCTTGGGCGAGGATGTCCATGAAATCCTATCATCCTCGCATCCTTCGGATACATCCCTTTTTCTCTACAGTTATTCTTATAAGAATAAAATCCGTCAAATTCATCTTGAAGGAGTCTTACTTTTGTTTTTGTTCTTATCAACTGCCAAGTGGTATAATCCTGCTCCCCGGCGAATTTATTCATATAAACAGGATCAAATTCCTCATACAACCAAGTCCAGTCACCATTCCATATCATCACCCCACTGCACATTTTTTGCCCTTTTCTAATGGCAAACGGTTGGGGTTTTGTCATATAAAAATCAGTTTCAGGACAGGTAAGAGCCATTTCCCCAAGTCGATCAATATTGCCTATAACCAAAGTATCCAAACCCGTAACGATTGTAGGACCGATCATCCTGAAAAGCTCAATAACACTCCACCATCCGGGCCAATTATTTATAAGTGGAAGAGTTTCTGCATACTCATCTTTGAAATCCAAATCGGTCAAACAAATAAAACGATGTGGGATTCTAAGATGTCTCATAACCTGTCTGGAAAGGATGATCGGGTCTTCGACCACGTAATCTCCGCCAGACCGGAGAACTACCGCAAATGTAAGAATCTTACGATCTCTCCAATGGCTATGAATGGACGACATCGCTCATCCTCTGTCCTTCAGGGGTATCATATTGATACTCAGCTTTGGCTTTCCTTGAGAACCAAACCTGATTATCAGGAACATCATCCATTACAACTGCACCCATCCCAATCTCACAGTTGTTGCCAATCTTAACCCCCGGCGCGATTCTTGAAGCCGCCCCGATCCTGCAAAAATCCCCAATGACCGGACCCTGTAGCTTTTGATCCATTTCCCGCCACTTGGAAATCCTTCTTTCATTGATAATCATTACACAAGGGCCGAAATAGCATTGTTTGCCAATTACTGCTTGGGCGGTAATGTGGCTTTGGGATTGAATAGTTGTGCCGTCTTTTATAACGGT